GATCCCTGAGATCGTCATTGACAGGGTTTGGGTCAACGCTCCAGTCCTGTCAGTACCTGCTGCGCCACCGGTAACGGTCAATATCGGCGTGCCAATTATCGACATGCCTGCGTTTGACCCGATGGACTACAGGCCAGACAAGTTAACGGTAGACCCTGAGCCGGTTCTGCCTAACCCGCCCAGCACGCCAACACCACCACCTCCAGCGCCACCCACGTTGCCACCGACGAAAGCTGCTGCTGTCGATGTAGATCCAAGATGCCCTCCCCTTCGTGCGAAGGAGGTTGGAACGCTTGTCCAAAATGGTTCAAAAAGAATTGCTGGCTACGAGTTACAAGACGGTGAATGCGTCGTCCTGTATGAAGAGATCAAGTTGCCTGAACAAGTCATAGCAGCAATTCCGTCTCTTCCGCAGGTCACAACGGTGGGGGTAACCGCTGCTGTGGGTGTGACTGCTGGTTTAGCAACGCCGCTGCTGCTTAAGGCTGTGAAACCTGCTGTGAAGAAGATTGCGAAGAAGATCCAGTCTTTGCTGGGGCGTAAGGCGAAACCGGTAAGCGTATTTGAGAGGAGACGGGCGCAGCGGTTGGCGCGGAAATAGCGTGTCTGTGCGGCAGAACTTGCCCTGGCTTGGGTTTAATTACAACATCGGCGCAGACAGCAAAGTAAGGCGACTTGGGGTGAAACTCAATGCCTTTTAGCTTGAGTTCGCCGCAGTTCTTGAGCCTGGCAATTTCATACTCAAGCCGCTTTGTTTCTGCGATCTGCCTGTGCAGTTTGATGTTGGCATCAGCCATAGCCTTGCAGCGTTCTTGAAGGCCGCCGTCTAGAGGAATTGTTGCCTGGATCGACAAACCACCTGACCAGTTGTGAGTGTCTTTTTGACCTGTCCTGGTGGGCATTGTGTAGAGGACTCGTCCAGGATTATCGAGTACCCCATCCTCATTAAGATCAGAAAGGTCATATACGGGATCAGGAAAGTAATCCACATACGGAAGTTGCCAGCTCTTGGACCTGTTGACATAGGGTGTAACCGTAATGATGGGACCTTGGCATTGAATGCCGTTACCAAAGGAATTAGTGAATGCTTGCGATGGAGCAATCATCACTGCTTGGTTTGTAACGCTTCCAGAGCTGGTTGCGCTTGGAGCGGCGGTAGCAGACACGCCACCGATTGTTTCAGCATTAGCTGGTGACGCTAGGACTACTGCGAGAACGTAGAAATAGTGTCTGTAATTTGATCGATTTCGGTGACGCGCTGGATAGTGGTCACATTGCTGAGCCCTGGCCCTTTGTAGGTTTCTGAGAACTGCATAGCCGCTCCAGGGGTAATGATCTCCCAGCTTGGCTTGTTGTTCACGTCGAGGGCTGACCATTCATTTACGGTTGTTGTGCCTGGGGTAAGGCTGGCCCCGTTGACCGGGCCGATGTTAGTGCCGCTTACAGAGTATTCCCATCCAGTGCTGTAAGTTTCAGAGACTATGGTTTCCGTGACCTTGCTGGTGGTTTCAGTGTGGCTAGTCATGCTGCCGGTTTGAAAGTTAGGAATAACCGGAGCCGATTGCGCGGGTTTAGCGAAAGCAAGCATTTCTCCTGCTAACCCGCAAAGCAGCAACAAAAGAACTCGCATTTAATCGATTTTCAGCTCAGTAACAAACTGGCCGATTGCCAAGGTGTTAGCCCCGCCGCCGGTAACGGTTAGTGCTCCTGCCGGGGTAATTGTGCCTGCAAGTGTGCCAAGCGTCCCAGCAGCTGTGCTTTGCAAGCTAGAAAAATTAGGGGTTTCGCCTGTTGTTATCGCCGATGTTGGGACGGCATCGGCCTGAGTGTATGACTGACTGAAGCTGAAAGCGTTGCCGGGTGTGTCTTGCGTTGCAGCGATTGTGCCTGGAGCGTAAACACCGGACGTGATCGTACCTGCTGAAATCGTATTTGCTGTAGTGCCGTCAGTCGTATCAACTCCTGAGCCAGAGATGCTGAACGAACTACCAATCCGTTCTGCGGTTGTCATCGCACCCCCCACCTGAAGACTCACTGAACTGGACAGCTTATGGGTGAGGTCGGCTTGAGCTGCTGGGCCAAAAGCCAGCAACGTAACCAAAGGCAGGAAGTGCTTCATTTTGGTGGCTCTTTTGAGTCAATCTTAGGTGGCTGTTTTTTCTGCTGGTTAGCAGACTTGCGCTCAATACCAAAAGAGGCCATTGCCCCCGTGAGCAAGCTAGCCACAAAAGTATTGTCCATTTTCATCTGCGGGAAGAAACCCAAATAAGAGACTGTTAGCAATGTCGCGCTCCACACCAAAACAGCGCATTTCACAAGGTCAGCGATTGCAACGCCTTCTTTTTCTTGATTTTCTTGTGGTTCTGCCATGATGGAGCGAGTGCCGAGGTCGAAGCATGGTTGAAGTTTGGGCTGCTGCCGCTGGAGCGTCAATCACTGTGGCTGGTCTTGGCGTCACCGGGCTAAGGCAGCAAAACCAGCAGGGCAGGGATTCACTGGTGCGGCTTACTGCTGCTGTGGACAACCTGAGCCGCCAGCTTGACGTGCTGCATACAGATATCAGAAGCGTCAATCAAGAAGTCTTTGCAAGGCTGGGCGATTTAGAGCAAGCAGTGGCGAGACTGGAAGGGCACAGCAATCGAAACTAGACTTTCAGTAGTTGAACAATTCCAATGTTCCTGATCCTCAAGCCAATTCTTTTGCGGTTTTTGCGGTCTGAAAGTTTGAAACGTTTGATCGTAGATCTCGTCAAGGAGTATGCAAAGCGTTCTGACAACACCGTTGATGACGCTGTAGCAGCGTTTTTAGAGAAAAATCTGTTTCCACCTAGGTCTAAAACATGATTCGCAAGCGCGTCATCTTTGCCGTGTTTTTGGGGATGCTGACAACACTGTCTGGGATGCTCCTGTCTGCTGCGGGTTTAATTTATTACGCAGGTTTTGTTGATGGCGGCAAAGCCTGCAACACGTCAGCATTGGTGCGATGACGCCTCGCCTTAAGACCCTGATGGCGCTAGCACTCTTGCCGTTCTTCGAGTTTTTCCGTGGAACGCCCCATCAAGCAGCAGCAGTCAAAGAGCTAGAAGATGCTCTGCCAAAAGAATTGTTGGCGGAGGATGCAGCTTGGTTCGAGGCGTGGAAGGCTAGCGGCATCGCGCAAAAGGCAGTTGTCCCTTATGTCCACCAAATGGAGTTCAAGTACAAGGGGTATCGGCGATGTTTAGACGCATCAGCGGCAATGTTGGCTCTTATGTACGGCAAGGTGAAAAGCGCCGAAGAGTATGGGGAGGTACGGAAAAGATTTGGCGACACGACAGACGTGAGAGCCCAGGTGAGGACGTTGAGAGAGATTGGACTAAACGCCGAGTTCAGGAATGACGCTGATGGAGCGTTAGTCGAAGCAGAGATTGCCAGTGGCCGCCCTGTTTTGGTCGGGTGGCTGCATAAAGGCAACCTGCTTCGAGGTCATCCACCTATGTGTGACTCGTACTCCTGCGGGCATTGGAGCGTGCTTGTCGGCTTTGAAGGCACCGAATCAACTGGAGACGCGCAGTGGGTTATGCACGACCCGATGGGCGCTCCACGCATTGAACGCGGCGGGCATGAAACTCGCTACGGGGGCAAGAACGTCAAGGTGCCCCGTGGCACGTTTAAGCAGCGCTGGCAAGTCGAAGGCCCAGGCTCTGGCTGGGTGATCCTTGTAGATGATGAGTAATTGGGGCACTGCACATGGTTCTCGCGCCATGAGCTGATTAGCAGGCCGGGTGCCCCTGGCAAGCCTGACTGACCCGCTTATGAAAGAGGGAAATCCAACGGTACACAGAATCTGATCCGATGCCAGTTTCAAAAGAGTTCAAAAGACAAAACGCTTTGATCGTGCGTTACCGCCACCCACGTGAGGGTCCGCCGAGCTATTTAGTTTGGGAGCCTGAGAAGAGCTACATCTGTTTGTCGCGGGAAGAGCTGCTGAAGGCTGTGAAGTGGCCTAAGTACACCAGCACTGGCGCGGCATTGCGTCAATGGATTGAAGAGGTCGAGGTGGATATACCGCCAGATCCAGAGCCAGTGCAATGAATTTGTATTGGGCTTGGTCATATCTGGTTGCATTTTGGGCCACTGTGGTCATGGGTTGTAGTCAACCTGTGAATTGGAGTAACTGCTGGCCGCCCGACTGGCTAATGCAGGGGGTACATGATTACATGCGTGCAAGGGCTCCTTACTCCGAGGAGCGCAACATCTTGCAATCTTTGGAGCAAACCGATGGCTTGGGCCGACTGGCTGGTGGTAAAGCAGACTTTGACGGAGGAATTGAGCTTGGAGCGCCAAATCCGAAGCATTAACTCCACTAAAGACCTGCATACGCTCCAGCAGCTGTGCAGCGCTTTGACCAGGCAGAACTGGCATTATTCAAAGCTGCTCAAGCAGGCTGTGGGGCGTGTGGCTGAGCTGGATGTGCAGCGTATTTGTGATTAAGAGGGCTTACACGAAGCGGCCTTTGGGAATGACTAGAACCCTGCTCAAGCTTTCGCTTTAGAGCCCGCATGATGCCTCGTGTTTGCGATTAGCAAATGTCGTTGAGCTTGTTTTTAGGGTTGTCCATAAACTCCTGATCTCGCTTCGTCCTGGCATAGAGGTAGGCATCAAGGTTGGTGCCAGGCTTAGGTCCAGAGCGTTTGAGCTTGGTGACTTTGAACTCCTTGGCAGGAGTGAAGCTAGGTTTTTTCTTGCGGTAGGGCATTTACTCAGCCTTGGGTCTCAGTCTTTTTTGCAAAGCTCGGCCTTCAACGCGAGCTTTGACAGCTTCCTGCCATTTGGCAGCGTCTTTGATTTCTGCTTCAGGGTATTCGTCGGGGTACTTCTCCTGAAGGTAGTTGTAGATTATTTGGCGCATCCAGGCGGAGGGCTTTACGCCTGCTTCTTTGGCCTCTCTACTGAAAAGTTCGCCACGAAACGGTTCGAGCAAGACTTGAACGTAAATGCGATAACCGTGCGTGCCACTCATGTTTGATCCTGTAGTACACCAACGTTACCATGTTATGGAGCTGTCAACTTTCTTTTTCCAAGCAGTTGCCTGTTCTTGGCGCGAGTAAGCGCGTTGTCGTTTAGAGCCAGCTCTAACTTGC